GTCGCCCCAAACGCCCGGCCGTCAGGCCGCCGGGGGGGTAAACCGTTCGAAAGTTTCCCACCATTCCGCGATATACTTTTTCCATTCGTTTTTATTTCTTCCGTCAGGGCACGCCGCCAGCCTGGCCTCGCACTCCTGCCGTGTGGTGTCGATGAATATGCACTCAGCGCTCAGCCGTTTGGCCAGCTGCTCCCGCTTAATGGGCAGCGCATAGCCGCCGATAATATACGCCGTGTTCCAGTGCCCGGCCCGCTGTGCTACCATGGTCAGCAGTTGGTTGTGCAGTTCGAATACATTGGTCTTTATACGGTTGGGCTTCTCGTATTTGGGCCGCCCGCTCACCGCCTGCCATAGGTTGTCTATGTCCACTATCAGGTCGCCGTGCTTGGCCACTCCCTGGACATATGTGCTTTTGCCAGACAGAGGAGCGCCCCACACAATGTATACTTTTTTCTGCTTGTATCCCTGTTTGTCGTGGATCTCGTTGTGGCACTTGTGGTGTACCAGTGCAATGTTGTCAGGGTTCAGGGATATGCTTGTATCCCGGTAATTGGTTTCGGTCAGCTCGGTAATGTGGTGGCCGATGCAATCATATTTCCGTATGATGGGCCGCCCGCAATGGGCGCAGATAATCAGGCCCTCAGCGTTTACCCGTTGCAGCATGAGCACGCGGCGCAGCTGCTCCCACTCTTTGGAGCGGTAGAAATCCGCCAGCATAGCCTCGCCTCCTTACCACTCCGCAGCGTCGGCTTTCTGCTGCTTAATATCCAGCTCCCGCTCCCGGTGCTTTATGGTGATCTGGTCAGCGTCGTGCCATGTCGGGTCTAGGTTTTTCAGCAGCAAGTGGGCGCTGCCCAGGTCTGCCGGTACGTGTCTGGTTACGGTCTTTTCTTTCACCACTACCATGACGCCGGTTTCCTCGTCCGCAACTTTCTCCTGGGTTACTTCCGTCCAGGTGTATCCCATGGCCCGCTTTTTTATGGAGCTTTTCAAATCATCCACAAACTCGGCTTTGCTGCCCTCCAGCGCCGCCGCCAGTTCCGGGTATTCTTTCGCGTATTTGTATAGCGTGGTCTTGCTCAGGCCCAGCTTTGCGGCGATCTGCCGCACGGACATGGTTTTATACCACGTCGGAATTTGTTTCAGGTACGGCTCCACATGGGTAGCGTACTCAGGTCGCGCCATGTAGCTCCCTCCTTTTTGTTTGGTTAGGTTGTCCGTTGGTGTCCGTTATTGTCCGTTTGCGTTTATTCTACCGCCGTTTTCTTTTGCCGGGGCTACATTCCCCACGGCAAGTTTTTGCGGGCCACAGCGGGCCGCTGAGGGCCTGCAGGAGCGCACGGCCCGCCACGGTTTTGGGCATAGAAAAAGCGGGACGCCGTAGCGCCCCGCCTGGGTGGTTATTCGGTTTCTTTTGGTGGTGCCGGGTGCAGGGTTGCCTGGATGATCTTGCAAAGCAATTCAGCCTCTGCCGCTGCTTTTTCATGTTCGGCGGCTTTCTCTCCTGCCATCCTCTTGTCCGCACAGTTGGCCAGCCATTCGTATTTTTTGCAGCTGTGGTAATCCACACCGTATTGCAGCCAGTGCAGCACACCCTGCCATTCCTCCCTTGTCAGGGTGACGGCCACCGGCTCCTGCGGGTTGTATGTTTTCTCAGATGCCATACTTGTGCACCGCCATCAGTATCAGCAGATTGATATGTATTGCAATTGTTTGCCATATTTCCGGGCGTGTGCTTCCCAGCAAAATGCCGTTTATCACCCACAGCCCAAAATAGACCAAATACATCACGTTTTCGATTTCCTCACTTTCTTGCCGTCCTTGTATAGCTCATAGCCAGCGCTGGCCAGTTCTTTCAGCTCCTGGGTGCTGTAGCCGCAGCCGGGTATGCTGCTTACCACGCAATCAATGCCATCTTTGCGGATTGTGTAGACCGGCCCGCCACCAGGTTGCGCTGTCGCTTTGCTCTGTGCCACAGTCTGCCCTCCTATTCGTATTTCTTCCAGGTTTGATACAAAGCATATCCGATAGGGTTATGAACAATCGGGTTATTTTTCGCCTTTTCGTATTCCTCGCAGAGCTGCCGCACAACTTTCCTCAACTCCCGCTGTACGGCGTTGAATTGGTCGCACCTCTTGTTTGCGTCCTGGCCATCACCGTCCACGGTGTAGCCCATAGCCTCCAGCATACTGGTGCAGGCCTCACAGTGCAGGCAATCTTTACATGTTGCCATGTGCGCCCCTCCATTCCCATTTGTCAGCCTTTGGGCCGCAAAACATGCACGTGCAGTCGGTGTCGTCGCAGTCCGCGCAATCCCAATTTGCAGCGACGCAGGCCGGGTTGTTTTCCTTGGGGTGGTGCTTGCATGTGATGCAATCCCTTTGTGCTGATATGTATTTCAGAGCGGCAGCCAGTTCGGCCTCCAGTTCCACCACCCTGGCCGGGTCGTGTCGGTCCTCCTGCTTTCCCGCGTTTTTCCGCAGTCGCCGCTCCCAGCGTCTCAGCTTTTCCTGCATGATCTCGGTGTACACTTCCCTGTCGGTCAGTTCCAGCACTTGCAGCAGCAGCTGCACGTCTGCAATTTCTTCGTGCAGGTTGTCCAGGGCGTCCTCGTAGGTTGTCGGGGTCGGGTTGGTGCCGTCATATACCCGGCGCAATTTCAGGGCAGCGTGGCCCAGTTCTGCGGCCTCCTCTGCCAGCTGGGCCAGCAGCTCAGGCGTGGGCAGTTTCTCCCGTATGTATTCCATGTTTGCCTCCTTATCCCTTGGCCCGCCACAGCGGGCAGTTTATGCGGACGATGCCGCCAGGGCGCGGCCGGTGCTCGCAGCTGCGGGCCTTGCCGCAGTCGTTGCAATCACCCTGTGCCGCCACCTGGCTGTAATAGCGTTTATATACGCAGCCCTGGCAAAGGTCCTCTTTTGCCTTGGCCATGCCCAGCTGGTACATTTCCGCCATTGCCTCCTGCATGGCCGCCTCCTGCTCTGGCGGCAGGTCTGGCAGCCGTTTGTGCAGCTTGATCTGGATAACGTTATCTATGGGCGGCCTCTTTCGGTTCCCACTTGTTGCTGTCCTCGCAGGTTCTGCAAATGCAATCAGATAAGCAAGCGGTACAGTCGAAATCATATTCCCTGCACACTGCCACTATGTCGGCACGCTCGCAATGGGCGCAGGTTTCACAGTTTGGATTGCATTCCACGGTTTGCTGTCCGTTTTCCTCATGGATTGCCACCACTGGCCGGTCGTCGGCGTACTTGATAATGGTTGTTGTGGTGGCCTGGTCGTCCATTGCGTCTCGGCGGGGCTCCATTTCCTCCCATGCCAGACTGTCGAAATATTCCCGGCTGTCTGCAAAACGAATCTTTGACGGCCATTCACGTTCCACGGTGCCGTCCTCGTATTCCACCAAGCCGTGGACGCTCCACTTTTGCAGGCGTTCGTCGGTGTCCTGGGTGCTGCTTACGGGTTTGACCGGCCGGGCACTGTCGGTCCAGCGGTGGAAAATAGCCCGGCGGCCATCCACCCAGCACGGCCGCCCCTCGCAGGTGCTCATGGTGATCTTTCCGTTAATTGCTGCCATTCTTTTCTGCCTCCTTTTTCGATCTGTATCGTTCGTTGTATTCCTTGCTCTTTTGCCGGTTGGCTATCGCTGAGCACTTTCTGCCGCAATATACCTTGCACGCATTATCTACCTGGAAACTGGTGCCGCAGATAGGGCACACCGCTATTGTGCCGGGTTGGTTTTTTCGTCTGCTTGCCGCTTTCTCGGTGTTGTGCTTTATGCGGCACTCGTCGCTGCAATACAGCTTGTTTGTCTGCATCGGGCTTACTTGGAATTTCAGACCGCAATGTGCGCACGTCCTCACATTTTCGCCGGTGTCTGGTGTCGGTTCGTCGTCCTCGTCCGGGGTATGTGGGTGCCGGGCCTTATACTGGCCGTAGGACATGCCCGCCTCCTGGGCGGCCAGCACGTCCCGCGTCAGCCGGTCCAACTTTTTTGCGGGCTTTTTGGTTTTCTCCCGGCCCACATAGTCGGGGCTTTTATCCAGGTTTGGTATGTTCATGTTGATACCCTCTTTCGTACAAATCAGGCATACGCCGGTAATTCCTGGCGCAGCAGTTACATTTCTGGTGTCGTTCCTCTTTTGCCCACAGGCAATCGTCCGGGCACAGCTCTGGCTCTGATATCAGGGCCTTTTGGGCCCGTATCAGGGGCCGGGGATTTCTCAGGTATACAATGCCGTTTTTCTTGATCTCGCTGATAGCAGCGGCCAGAACGTTGCAGGCGTCATTGTTTTTCGGATTTCTCGCCATGCCGCTCCCTCCTTGCCTGGCCCGCCACCAGGGAGGGCAAAGCCCTCTCCCGGTTGCGTGCGGTTTTCTTGATATATCGCAGGTCCCGGCGTTTGTTTGGTACATAGCCACCGGCCTGGCCGTAAACTCTAGCTTTTGCCATAGCCGCCTCACTTTTCGTCTTTCATGCTGTCGATGATCTCCGCCCACTCGTCTGCTTTCCTAAAAAACAGTTCCAGCAGTTGAGGGCCGCAGAAAAACGCCGCCGCCAGTATGATGATAGCCGCCGCGATAAGCACAAAAATTTCCACTTTGTTTATTCCTCCTCCAGCAGCCCGCTCTCGGTCTTGTCGTCCAGGTATGCGGGCAGCTCTTTCTGTTTTGGTTTCTTATCCTCGCACACCGGGCAGTCGGGTGTATCCCATGCCACGCCGTTGCACTCAGGCCAGCGCAGGCACCACCCGCATGGGTGGCCGTTGCTTTCCATGGCTCAGCCCTCCAGCAGGCCGCCGTCCCTGGCGGTTTCGCTCGCCTCTTTCAGGGTCTCCACGATCTTGGCCATTTGGTGCTTTTCCTCCTCGGTCAGGTCACCGGGTGCCACGCCTGCCTCCAGGCCCGCCACAGCGGCAGCTCCTGCGTTGCAGTCCTCCACGCTGGGGCTGTACTCAAAGCCGGGCCGGGTGACACTCTGCCAGCACCGCATGAACGTATTGCCGTCAGGGTGGCAGCAGCGGCCGCCCTGGTTGTGCGTGCAGCGGGTGCATTTGCGGCCGTGGATCTTCTCCGCCAGCCTTACGAAATGGTGTTTGATGCTCATAGGGTTTTTACCTCCTGTTATTTCGCGCCGCTCAGCAGCGGCAGGTTTTTCGTTATCTGCTCAGGGCTCAGGCCGGTGTCCTCGTATTCCGCCAGCCGGTCCATGATCTCCCGCACGGCCGCCACCCGCAGGCCGCCCGCCAGGTTCAGCTCGTCCATGTCGGGGTATTTTGTGCGGTTGCCGGCGTAGGCCACGCCGCAATGGGTTCGCTTTGTTAATCTCTTTCCCATGTTGGTGCTTTCCTCCTGTTCCATTCGATTTGCGCCTGGTGCCTGACCAGCCGGGGCGGGCCTGTTTTGCCGCAGGCGTTGCATTTTACTCGCCACAGCGGTGCGCCCAGGCCCTTGTCTGTCTTTTGGTATCCCACGTCCGTGCTGCCGCACTCGCAGGGCAGCAGGCGAAAATGGCTGTCAGGGTCTGGCTTTATGATCTGCGGCATGCTCATAGCATTGCTGCGACGCGTACCCGCTCCAGGCGGCCGCGCAGTTCCCGATTTTCAGCTTTCAGCTCCATAACCTCCGCCGGGGTCAGATCGGTTCTGTCGTATGCCTCCAGCCTGTCCGCCACTTCGGCGGCCAGTTCCGTGGATATGATTACGCCCCAAAAATCGCCTATCGGTGCATGCTGTCTATTCACTGCATTTCTCAGAAATGATACCAGCGTTTTGGTGCTTTCCTGTGTTTTGGTATTTCCCATGGTCAGCCCTCCAATTTGCACAGGCCGATTCCCTTGCCGTAGTTTGATTCTCTTGCGTATGCCAAATATTGCACGCCGGTCTCGTTGTCCGTGATAATGGTGCAGTAATCTCCTGCATATTCGCTTGTAAACCGGGGCGCGGGTTTGGTTTCTGCCGCCTCTGTCTCGATGCGGCAGCCGGTGCAAATCAGCACCAGAATGAGCGCCAGCAGCATGAGGGCCACCAGGCTCACATACGGATTTTTCTTTCGGTTCATACTTGCCTCCTTACAGCATTTCGTTCATGTATTCCTTTGGGTAAAGCCGGGCGGCGAATTGTTTCACCAGTTCCCGGCGGTTGCGCTGGGCCGTGCGGGCGTCGCAGCATATGGTTTTCGCTGTGGCCGCATTGGTCAGCCCGCCGAAATAAAACAGGCGGATTGTGTCCACATAGGGGTCATTTGCTGCCGCCTCCAGGCAGGCGTCGATTTCTGCCACCTTGCGCTGGGCGTCGGGGTCGTTCATGGTGCGCCATACCGGGTATTTGCGCAGGGCCCGCTCTGTCCGCTCTATCACGCTTTCGGTGGTATTGCGCAGTGCTCCCTTTTCCTCCAGCAGGGCCACCATGGCCAGCGCGGTGGCGCTCGCTATTTTTTGGGTTTCGTCTTTGCTCAACTTCCTGCACCTCCTAGCCCTAATTGTTGCCGCATGTTATTCCAGGTCTGCGCAGCTGCGGCTCTGCGGCGGCTGCGGCCTTTTACCTCGATGGGCAGGCATTTCTCCAGCAGCCGGTCGTATGTCCGTCGGTATCCCAGGTCTGCGGTTTTGGTCAGCTCGTCCGGGGTCAGGTTGGTGGTTACGATCACCGGGGCCCCGGCCACATACCGGGCGTTGACGATCTTGTACACCATTTCCTGCATGTACTCGCTTTTCCGCTCCACTCCCAGGTCGTCCAGTATCAGCAGCGGGTAGCGGCTCAGGTCGGCAATATATGCCGCCTTGTCTGGCACGCTCCACATTTCGTCGGCCACCGTTGCGAAATTGGTCATTTTCACCTTGTAGCCCTGGGCCAGCACCGCGTTGGCAATGCACCCGGCCAGGAACGTCTTGCCGGTACCCACGGGGCCGTAGTACAGCAGGCCCATGCCGTCGCGCAGGTGCTGCGGGAATTGCTCAGCGTAGGCCCTGGCCGCCTGTACCAGTTGCGGGTCGCCGTGGCCGTCGTCACGGTCGAACGTGCTGCCTCGCATTTCCTCGGTGCCCTGGAAACATACCGCCCGGCGCTGCTCCATGTGAATCTGTTTTTCCCGCTCCCTGGCAATGTCCTGGGAGGTTGGGCAGTTGCACCAGCAGCGGACCGTGCGGGGCTTGGCTCCCTCAAATGGTGGGGTTATGATGGTCTGACGTTTCCCGCCACAGACTTTGCAATGCAGCAGGCCGTCCTCGCCCATGTATTCGCTGTCTGTTTCGGCGTTGGCCTCAGCATTGGCCGCCACCATGTCCAGCAGGCCCTCCATGTTATTCATACGGCAGCACCTCCATGAAATTGCGCGGCACCCGGTAGCCGTTTACCAGGCACCAAAGGAAGAAACGCCGCATTTTTACCAGTTCCGTACGGTATGCCAGCCCTTGCCGCTGGCAGCCTTTTGCGTCCTTGTTGGCTGCATTTCGGGGAAGGCCCAGAGCCATGAGCAGCTTTACATATCGTTTTCGGGTCATTCCTGGCCACCTCCCTCGGTAGGTATTTCCCAGCGGCCCATGTAGCGGGTGCTGAACTCGGCAGGCGGTGCCGTTTGGGTGATTTCCACGAAATCCCGTTCTGTTAAAGCCATATCGCTGCGGCCGTTTCCTCTGCCTGCGATCACTGCCGCATAACTCAACGCGTCCAGTGCGTCGTCATGCCGTGGGGCCGGGTGGTTTTCGTCCGCAAAGCAGACGTTTGCAGAATAGCCGTGTAGCCGGTCGTGCTCCTGTTTGGTTACCACATACAGCTTGCCGCCCTCCAGGTTTTCCGGGGTGATAGGCTGGGCGTGGTGTACCACCAGGGCGGCAGCCAATTCCCTGGCCACTGGGATCAGGCCGCTAAATGCCTTTGACATGTTGAGCATGGCGGCGCGTGCCATCCGGGCCGCGCGGGCCAGCGTCCACCATGGCAGTTCTCGGCGGTAATATACCGCATAGGGTTCGCCCGCCACCTGGCAGGCGTACGCCAGGGCGTTGGCCCGGTTTCTTGAAACGCCCAGGGCCATGAGCTGCTTTACAAATTTCTTTCGGGTCATGCTGCTGCACCTCCCAGGGTGGCCAGGATACGCTGGAAACGGGCCAGGCCGTCGGTGTAGGGTTCCCGGTGGGCCCGGCAATAGGCTGCGCAGCTTTCCGCGCCGTTTCTGTCCAGGCCCAGGGAAATTAACTGTTTAACAAATTTTCGATGTTTCACAGGAAACACTCCTTTCTCTCAAAATGCGCCGTCAAGGTCGTTCATACTGGGGTCGTATGCAATGCCGTTGGGGCCTACAGGGCCAGCATAGCCACTACGGGCAGCGGGCCGGTGCAGGTCTGGCCGCTGGGTTGCGTCCCGCTTTACCCAGTTGCGAATGGTCGCATAATGGCTTTTGTATTTCTTGCCGGTGCTGGCAATGTAGCCGCTGAGGCGTTCTATGTATGCAGGCAGGTCCCGGCCGAATTGCTTTTGCAGCTTGGCCAGCTCCTCGTCGGTCAGCAGTACGTTGTCGTATTCGCCATATTTGTGCTTTACCGGCTTTTTATCATTTTCAACTTTTGGAGCGGGAGGGGGTGACGCGGGAGCGTCGCCTATATTTTCTTTATCTAAATAATTATTAGTATTATTATCTATATAATTATTGGGTAAAGAATTTTGCCTACCTCCTGAAAAATTTTTGCCTACCCCCGGTAAAGAATTTTGCCTACCCCCGGTAAGAATTTTGCCTACCCCCGGTAAAGAATTTTGCCTACCCTCCGCCAGGTTGAGCACGGCCTTGTATGAATTTGAATCTATGCCATTTGTGGCCAGCTTTTTCTCAATGAGGCCCTTTTCTACCAGGGCGGCTATTGTTTTCATAGCCGTGGGCCTGCTGCATCCCAGCCACTCCATGACATAGGAAATACTGCCCACGAACTCGCTGCGGCCGTCCTGGGAAAAGCCGTAAATGATAGCGTACAGCGTCAGCTCGTTGCCATGCAGGCCCAGGTCGTTGACCATCCACGCCTGCACGGTAAAATATGCGTTCGGGTTTATCATTGCGGTATCGTTCCTCCTCTCCTGGCCAGCTCCACCATGTCCTGCTCTTTCTTGGCCCGATTGGCTGCTGCCACAGGGTCCAGCAGGTCAGGGTTCTGGCGCTGCTCCATTCTTCTCAGCCGCACCACGCTCTCATATTTCGGGAATCCCAAAGGGTTACCCAGGAATACCGTGGAGAAATGCAGGGCGTGCAGATCCACGTTGATCTGCCGGGCGTGGTGCTTGCAAACGTAATAATACAGGGCGTTGTCGTCGGCCCTGGTGGCCGGGTGCTGGTGCAGTACCTGCCGCACGGTGGCCTTTATTTCTTTGAGCTCTTGGCGCGTCTGTCTTTGCATGGTGCCACCTCCTGCTCGATAAACTCCACCACAATGCGGGGGTTGTCCTTGTCTACCTCGAAACGGTCCAGGTAGCCGGTTACGTTGTCCCACCCGTCGTCCTCCAGGGTGCCGGTTTTCACCAGGGCGTCCTGGATAACCTTACGGGCAAAACTGCTCACGTTGTCCTTGTCCCGGCGGCGGTCCTGCTCGTAGAACGTAAACAGGAGGAAAACCGGCCGCTGGAATTTGCACCGGCGCATTTGCGCCATGATCTGCCACATGATAGCCGTTTGTGCCTCCTGTTTCATGCGGTTGCCCTTGTTTGGGTTGGTGCGGCAGGTGTTGGTGTATTCGTTCAGCCCTGGCAGCCTGCCGGGGATGGTCAGCACGTACTCGCTTTTGGTACCCAGGATGGTGACGACGTGCTGCGCCACCTGGGTGCGCGTTTCCTGGCTCATTCCTCTGCACCCGCCTCTGCTGGGCGTTTCATGGCCTCGACGGTCTCTTTTGCTGCGTTCACCACGTTGGTGTGGTCGTACGTCTGGTCGTTGCAAATAACCTCCAGTATGGCCGCTGCCTTTGTTAGGAAATGATATTCCGCCACGGTGATGGTGATATATTCAGTCGTTTTATTTTCGCTCATTGGTTCCGCTCCTCTCACTCCACGGGTTTCCCGTGAAACAGTGATTTTTGTTGTTTAACGCTTTGCTTGCAGCAGCTTATGCAGCCCTCGCAAAGCCGCGTCTGGTTGCCCAGACTTGGCTTGCCCACAGAGGGTTGCAATCTGCTTAGGGGATAGGTTTCTGCGGTGTCGCTTGATTTCCTTAACTGCCAGGTTTATCGCCTTGCATTTCAATTCGTTTTCGTTCATGTGTTCCGTGCCTCCAGTGCGTCAGCGATGCCCTGCATACAGTAAAGGGCAGGCGGCAGGGCGATGCCGTTGCCCCACATTTTGTATTCCGCGCTGTCGGTGTGCAGCTTGTTATACCAGGTCAGCATTTGCTTTTCTGTGTACTCTTTCACGGCCTTGCCATTTATGGCGGCGTGGGTGTTTCGTACTTCTAGCCAGAAAGTATATTCCTCTGGGGCCATGCTTTCCTTTTTCTCGATGTGGCCCCAGTTATCAGCAAAGCCCTGGAGCCTTGCGCACTCGGTTGGAGTTAGACGTCTGACAGTGTAGCGCACGCAGATGCCAGCAGGTTCCTTTGTGCGTAATGTCGGCGCTGGGCCGCCGCACGAAATATAGTGTCCGCCGGTGCTGCCTGCGCCAGAATTGTATACCTCTTTATCGAATACAATGGGCTGAGCTACTGCTTGCCGGTCGATAGTATTCAGCGTGAAACAGGTGTTTTCGTTTATGCCATCGCCTTGCGGCCCGTTTTTGTCCGCCCTGCCGATCATATTGCCCTGGATTGAATAGCAAACCCCGTGGCGATCTACTGAGTTTATCGTATGGCTCACACCCTCACAGATGCCGCTCCCATTCTGCTGGGCATTTCGGTCGATGGTGTTGCCCTGAATGGAATATGCCGGGCCAGCCTCTACCACCAGGGGCGTGTCAGCCGCACCTTTGTGCCACTTTACGGAAACGGTCGGCGCAGCTCCGCCCAGTTCTTTTATGCGGCTGTCCATTGGACGGCTTTCGTATACCCTCGGCTCCACTACTAACTCATTCGCACGGGCTTCTCCCACGTCAAAGGTGTTTATTGTGTTGGCGATTTCCGCAGCCTCCCAGGTTTGCGCCTCCTCTTTGCTGTGCGGCCTGGTGCCTTTACGGTATACCACAGCGGGGGCTTGGTTTGTGCCGCTGGGTGCTGCTGACAGCGTTGGGGCAATTCCCTCCTCATATCCGATGCCGTTAGCCTTTGCGCCATTCCCGGCTTTAAATCCTGCTACCTGCTTAATTGCTCTGCTGCTTTCGAGCTCGCGATCTGCTGCTCTAGCGCAATTCTTAACATTGGCGGCAATTCTTTGCCACGGCGTTCTGCCCGCCTCAAAATACCCTCGCACGCCCTCGCGCTCAAATAGTACGTTTCGGGCACATTGTCCTGTAAAATCGACGATAAGGTGGATTCTGCGGCGACGCTGGGGCACTCCCCAGTATTGAGCGTCGAAAACTCGGTAAGCAAGGCTCCATCCGTCGCCGCAATAACTGTCTGCATAGGGCCATCCGTTTTTTGGAACCGCAGGCATAACGGCGGCCGGTTCAATGATTTTGATAAGCTCCTCGCAGACGATTTTGAAATCTTCTCCTTTGTTGCTACTGAATGCTCCGGGGACGTTTTCCCAAAGAGCGAATTTTGGATATATTCCATTGGTTGCCTCCCTCATTTCTTTGATAATCCGCACAGCCTCCATAAACAGGCCGCTTCGTGTGGTTTCCTCGTCGCCGTTGTCGGCGTGTTTCAGTCCTGCCCGCTTGCCTGCCACGCTCAAATCCTGGCAAGGGCTGCCAAATGTGATAATGTCCACCGGTTCGATTTCCGCGCCGTTTACTTTGCTGATATCGCCCAGGTGCCGCATGTTCGGGAATCGGCTGCGGGTCACGGCTATGGGGTATGGCTCTACCTCTGCCGCCCACACGGGCACAATGCCGCACAGGCTGCCAGCCAGCGGAAAACCGCCAGAGCCGTCGAATAAACTTCCTAGTTTGTATGTCATGGGTGCGCTCGTCCTCTCCGTAGGTCCGCCACAAGGCTCAGCCTGTGGCAGTTCCTTGTTTTCTGGTATGAATGGTTTGGGGAATTCCTTTGAGGGTGAGCGGATGCCCAGGGCCATCTTGATACGGTCTAACAGTGACATGCTTTGTATTTCCTCCTCTGGTATCAGGCCAGCAGAATGCACACGATCAGCACGGCCAGCATTACCAGGTAGGTAACGGACAGCACCACGGCCCAAAATAGCAGGAATGCCATAAAATGCAGCGTACGCCGCAGGGTGCGCTTGCGCTTTCTGCGCCGGGTGGGATATGTATGGGCTGTAATGGTCTGGCTGTATGTCATGGGTTTACCGCCTTTCTGATTATTCTGTTATTTCAGGTCATACCGCCACGGGGCGGGCTTTCCTCTTGTAGTGCTCCCGCAGGGCGCTCTCCAGAGCGGCGCGGGCTTTCTGCTGGGCTTTGGCCTCCTCTGTCTCGCTGAGGATTGGCCGGTAAATGGTGATGGTGGCCGGGCCTCGCTGGATGGTTTTGCAGCGGTAGCCGGGCCGGTCGGGTGCTGGTGTCCAGTTTTCCATGGTGCCCTCCTTATCCTGCGGCGTGGACGTTTTTGTCCACATTATCAGCAAAAAAAACAGGCTTTATTTTGGCCCACGTTTTCAGTTTCAGCAACTCGCACATGATTTTGATTTCCGGGCCAGTAAACTGCGCCCGTCCGTTGATTTTCTTATAAAGCGCCTGCCTAGTAATGCCCAGTTTTTCGGCAATAAAGGACAGTTTCAGGCCGCTGTCCTTTATCAGCTTTTCCAACAGCTTGGTGTTTGTCACGTTTTCGCCTCCTTTTTCGCTTGGTGTAGTGTGGACGTTTCCGTCCACAAAAATTATTCTAGTATAATGAACCGCATTTGTCAACATATTTTTACGAAATAGTTGCATTTTGTCTACACGGTTGCTATTCTATAGAGGAAAGGGGGTGACAGTATAATGGAGCTTGCCGATAAAGTCAGAATACGGCGCGAACAATTGGGGCTTTCACAGGAGGAGCTGGCGCTGCGGATGGGGTATAAATCCAGGTCGTCAATAAACAAAATTGAGACCGGGCGGCCGGTTACTCAAAAAATTATTGCTCGCCTTGCGGATGCCCTGGGCGTTTCTATTCCGTATTTGATGGGGTGGGACGAAAAGCCCGCCGACGAATTGCAGGGCATGGGTGCCCTGGCGGCGCAGTTGTTGCTTGACCAGGACGCCATGGAAATGGCCAGGGAATACATGCAGCTCAGTGATGCAGACCGCTATGCGGTGCGCCTGGTCATTGCGTCAATGGCACAAAAAAAGACTGACGCGGGCGCGTCAGTCGTCGAAACCGAAAAGCGTTTTGAAAAAGCCGATTGCGATATGTAGCTGGCTTTCGTCCATTCTCTCTATGTATTGGATTAGTTTGCTGGTTAGTATTTCTTTCATGGCAATACCTCGCTTTTTGAAATCCGGGGCGGACAGAACACACGTTCTGTTTTGAACTATCTGAAAACATTATACAATCGGGCTTTTGAGAAAACCACGCGTAAATGTTTCCATTTCAGAGTATCACACACAGCTTGTCGAAATCAGCGGAAAAATGGGGATGATAATATGACAATCACGGAAAGGCTGGGGTTTGAATCCCGCCGCAAAATATGGCTTTTGTATTTGAGAAAATCACGCCAGGACGATCCAAACGAAACGGTGGAGGAGGTTCTGGCCAAACATGAAATACAGCTCCAGGAATGGGCAGAGCGGGAGCTGGGCGAACGCATACCAGAGGAAAATATATACAGGGAAATTGTCAGCGGTGAATCCATAGAGGCCAGGGAGGAAATAAAGAAAGTGCTGGCCCGGCTGGAGGATCCGAACGTGGCCGGTGTCATCGTGATAGAGCCATCCCGGCTTTCCCGTGGCGATCTGGCAGACTGCGCGAAAATTATTGACAGTTTCCGCTTTTCCCGCTCCCTGGTGGCCACGCCGTACATGACGTATGACTTGAATAACAAAATGGAGCGCAAATTCTTCAAAGACGAATTGCTCAGGTCCAGCGATTTCTTGGACTACGTAAAGGATTTGCTGTGGAGGGGCCGCGTGGCCGCTCATAAGCGCGGCTGCTACCTGGCCAGGACGGCCCCGTATGGGTACAAAAAGGTACAGATAGGCAAGGATCACACGCTGGAAATTATAGAGGATCAGGCCGACGTGGTGCGGCTGGTATTCGATCTTTATACCCAGGAGGACAGGACGCCGTATCAAATCGCCTGCCGCCTGAATGAAATGGGCATACCGGCACCCAGGGGCGGAAAATGGGTAAAGGACACTATCCGCTTTATGCTGCGAAATCCGCACTATGCCGGGTATGTAGCTTTTAACCGTATCAAGAAAACGCCAGTCCTGGAAAATGGCGAAATCGTTTATAAGCGTCTGACGCAGCCAGAGGAGGAGCAAATTATAGCAGAGGGTAAACACACGGCCATCATTGACAGAGGCGTGTGGACGGCCGCCCAGGAGCTCGTGGCACTCCATCCTCGCGTAAACTATGAGCGGGAAGTCAGAAATCCGTATGCCGGTATTATCTTCTGCGGCAAATGCGGCCGGGCCCTGGCCCTGCATCCATACAAGCACGCAGAGGACAGATTCACCTGCAAACTGCGCCCGCCCTGCTTCAAATCCGTGCGGGTTGGCCCGCTGCATGAGGCCGTGCTGGCATCCCTGGAGGAGGCAGAGCTGCCTGCCCTGGAATTAAAGGTGCAAAACGGCGACGGGGATGCCCGGAAGATCCAGCAGCGGCTCCTGGCCAAACTGGAGAAACAAATGGAGGATTACCGGGCTCAGGAGGAGCGGCAGTATGATCTCCTGGAGACAAATCCAAATTACTCGCAGGAGGTTTTTAACCGACGCAATAAAGCGCTGCGGGATAAAATGGACGAATGCCAGGCGGCGATTTACAAAGCAAAAAGCGCCCTGCCGCAGTCCGTTGACTACACAGAGCGCATTATGGCATTAAAGGCCGCTATCGAAATTTTACGGGATGATACCGCCACACCGGCAGAGCAAAACAGAATTGTAAAGGCCATCATTGAGCGCATAGAATACAGCAGCGTGCCCAGTGACAGAGAAAACAGGAAACGGCTGCGGGATGGCACCACCAGCCCGTTTGAAGTACGCATAACACTGCGGTTGTAAATACGGCCGCACTTTATGCAGCGCATGGGTGTTGTAGTTCGTCTGCACCCTCATGCTCTGCATATGCTCCCAGCCCGCGCCGGGACCGGTCTGGCAAGTTACCGGCAAGTTAAATACACTTTACATTATAGCCGCAGGAAATGAAAATTCAATAGGCAAAAAGAGGGGCACCCGGTTGGGTGTCCCTCTTGTATTATACAAGGTCGTCCATGCTGCACCGCAGTGCCTGGGCCATTTTCTTGACGATCAGCACGCCCGGCTCCCGCTTGCAGCGTTCCCAGTTGGAAATATCCCGCTGGGTAACGCCTACCTTTTCGGCCAGCTCCGTCTGCGTCAGCCCTGCGGCCTCGCGGACCGCTCTCAATTTTTCGCCCATGTTTATGCCTCCACAATATCCCGCAGCTGGTCGGCCAGGTCGTCCAGGTCCATACATTCCAAATCACCCACCACGCCGGTCATGGTGTCGATATATTCCTCCATCTGCCGGCCGCGTTCGCTCTCCTGGAGGCTTTCGGGCATGTTGTCCAGGGCCTCCTGCTCCTCGTCCTGCACTTCCTCCAGCATTTCCTGGATTTCCTGCCGCAAGCTTTCCAACTCCTCCAGCTTGGCGATGATGTTGGCCACGGCCTTGCGTCTGATCTTGTTCATTCTGTACTCCTTTCTATGGGTGGGCCGGTTGCCCGGCCCTGGGTGGTTTAGCAGGCTGCAAATCTGATATACAGATACCAATAGCCCTCTGCGTATTCGATTTCTATGTTGTCGTCGTCAAAATTGTCCTTGTCGCCGTCCAGGAATTTGTACCGGCTTGCGCTGGGGACTTCCTGGGCCTCGATGTAATAATAGCCGGGTTCGTTCGTCATTCCCTGCCGCACCATTTCCAGGGTGTCGTCCAGGTAGTCGGTGATTGCGTCGGCCTCGCCTTTGTCGATCTTGGCCAACTCTCTGGCCAGGTCTTTCAGTGCGCCCCGCAGGGTCTTGCGGTCGCTGTAGCCGTCCAGGTTTACCATGCCGCACCGGGTCTCTACTTCCACGAATTTCATGTTGTTTCTCCTTTGTTTCGGGGGTGTTGGTTGATCTTTACATTTATTATTATATGCACTTTTCTGCATATTTCAATATGGGATAGTGCACGAAAAAACAGGGCCTATTTTATGCAGTTTAGTGCATATCATAGAGCACAAAAAGCCCCGGCCATTTTGCGGGGGGTCCGCAGCATGGTCGGGGCTTTCGTTATGTATTATTCGGTTTCGGCGTCCACGATCTCAATGCCGGGCAGCACCTGGACGCTGTTGGACGCGTCGGCCCAGCCCTCTGCCAGCAGGTAGGACAGCACGGCAGCGCCCTGCATAATGCAGCCGCTTACGGTTTCGGCGGTCTCTGCATCGCCGTCCAGGGCAGTGATCAGGCCAGAGACAAACAGTGCCACGGCCATCCACAGCTTGCGGCTGGTCAGCTTGCGAATAATGGTTTCTTTCATGGTGTGCACTCCTTTACTTGTGTGCGATTAGGTGGTGCTGCAAGGCCGTCTTGGCGTCCTGCATCTGTTTGACGTTGTTGCCGTCCAGGCAATGGTCCAGTATGGCCAGCTGGCCCTGGTAGATTGCTTGCAGGCCGTCCTGGATGGCGTCCAGTTGTTCCTTGTCGTTGGTCAGCTTCCGGTCCACTTCCTCGCGCCATTTTTCCAGCGCGTCAAGGCGGCTGTTTTGCTCGTCGTTCGGTGCTTTGGCAGCTCTCCACGCTTTAGCAATACGGTCGGACGCATTGCCCAGCAGAACGATGGCAGCAGCTACCCAGGCCACCACCGTCCAGATTTCGCCGGGGGTGATGTTCTCCATTTTCCTCACCTCCTCACGCCATGCCCAGCAGCTTGCGCCAGGTTTGGCCGCCTGCGGTGGCCTCGCCGTCGGCTATGCAGCCGGTTTTTATCTGGTAGGCTGTCAGAGCCTGGTGGAACTTCTCCCCGGCCACGCCGTCGGCCTCGCCTACCTGGGTAAAGCCCAGGGCTGCCAGGCGTTTCTGCACGGCCTGCACGGCCTTGTGCCGGGTGTTTTTGGTTTTGGAAATGGTGACGGTCTTGCCCAGGGTTTCGGGGCCTGCCACGCCGTCCACGCCCGCGCCACAGGCTTTTTGCACGTCGATGATAAACTGGCCCAGTGTATAGCCGTTTTCGGCTGTCGTGGGCTCGCTGGCCGTCGTGGAGCCGGTGCCGCCGGGGCCCATAGCGGCAGCGCCGCCGAATGTGCTGCGGTATGCCTGCGCCTGGCCATACCAGAACGATTTTTCTGTGCGGGTGTCGATGTGCACAAAATAGCCGTCGCTGGCTGTTTCGTACAGGCCGATACCCTTAACGCCGATATACTCCGCATAGGCAGCCACCCGGTGCGGTACCACGCCACGCACCACAATGTCGGCCGCCATGCCCTTGCTATGGTAGGAGCCGGTGGCCCCTCCGATGCGCTTATTGTAGGAAATGCAGCGGTATGCGCTGGTAATCTCCACCTCCACGCCGAAATAGTCCCGGATCTGCTGGACGAACGCCAGCAGTTTCAGGTCTATCAGCGTAACGGTGCAGGCGCTGCATGGACTGCCCAGCCCACAGCGAAACTCGCGGGAATTAAAGTTTTTGGATAGCTTGGTGGTACTGCTTTTTGGGTATGATTGTACTGCCATGTTATCCTCTCCTCATTGGTTGGTTATGCGTTCATGGCGGCCACCAGTTCCGCCAGTTTGCCGTCAATATACAGCTTGGTGTCTGCGACGTATTCCACGGCCATGTGGGCCCCGGAATCGTTCAGAATGGTGGTGGTAGGCTTGACGCTATGCAGGGCCCGGCAGGCTGCCAGTTCGGTCTCGGATAGAGGGGATTCGGTGGGATTTTCCAGCATATACACCAGCTCGATGGGGTTGCTCGCTAAATACTCCCGGAATGTTGCCACGCTGGACAATACGCTTTCCATCGGATTGCCTCCCACGATAAACTCTGTAAAATTGTTTATAAAACAAATTACATCCCTGGCCCATGATGCCATTTCAGAATAATTACAGAATAGCGGCGTGGTGTACTGGGCGCTTCCTCTGGGCACTTTGATCCGCACATAATGCTTTGAATCATGTGTATAAACTCCGTCCCATGCCTCGTCTGTGGAGCCGTCAAAAATATAATGGCCTAGCCTATGCACATACACGCCCCGTGCCAGGTCTACCTCGTCGCAAATCCATTGCTGGCCGTCTGCGTCGGTGTAGTTGCCGCCAGAGGCCACAGGGATGCCGGGCAGGCCGTTGGCCAGTGTGACGGTGCCGCCGGTATAGGGTTCGTATTTGGTCGCAGTGTTTCCGGCCTCGATCTGCAAATTCTTAATTGTTGCAGCGGCGTTTGTGCTTCTCCGCAGAGTAATCAACGTCCCCTCCTGCAAAGTGAATACGCCACCCGATAGGACAGAATGCTGGCCTTTCACGGAGCCGTCTGCGTTGATTTCTGTAACTACCATATACTGGTTGTGTTCCGTTCCGTCGTCAAAGGTCATTTCAAACGAAACGGAATACGTACCCTTTGGCAGATGCGGAAGATTCGCAATGCGATTGCTCGGTACAGGTTGGGAGCTGCCAGCGATACCCGTGTAAATATCAACGTTGTAGGTGGTGGGTGTGATATGCAATTCGTTTTCAGAAACTACATAATCCTGATTCACTTTTGAGGAATCAAACAGATTCTTGCCGCACACCGTCACCGTCGGGGCCGGGGTGCTTACGATCTCCACCGGGTTGTCCGGGGTGGGGGTGCCGTCCTGGGTGGAGCGGCCGAAAATCCGCAGGCCGGGCAGCGGGTGGTTGGATGCGTTGGCTACCTGGATGGCCGCGCCCTCAGCCTGGCAGACGATAGCGCCCGCCGTGGTGCGTGCCAGGGTGTCCACCTGGGCCGCCATGGCGGTGTAGTCGTCGGGAATCTCTGCCAGGGTGTTCTGCTTTTTGGCCTCGATTTCAGCCACAGCGGCCTCCTGGGCGGCTTTTGCTGCCGCCTGGACCGTCTGCACCTGTTCAGCGCCTACGGCCTCCACGTTGGCCTCCTGGGCCGCTACCGTGGCCAGCAACTGAGCAATCAGGTCAGAACTTGCAGCGGCCACCACTTCCGCGTCGGGCTCCAGGCCCTCCAGGACGTTGCCCTGGGCCAGGGTGGTGTGCCAGTCGGCGGTCTTTGTGCTGCCGGGCAGGCTGGCGCAGAGGACAAACTGTACGGTGCCCTTGTACTGGGTGACTTTGGGCCACAGTTCCCAACTGAAATAAATATTTTCGCTGTCGCTGGTGGTGTCTTTCACCAGGTAGCCGTCCCGCTCGCCGTTGGCGTTCTGGAAATTGATGCGCATGAAACACGCGGCCAGGTCGATGCCCTTGCCCACATAGCGGGGGCACTGAAAATATTTCGTTTCCGCGTTGCCGTCGTGCTCCACGCCGAAAAGAATTTCAGAATCGGGCACATAGATTTCTCTGGTGTCCGCGTCGATCACCAGCAGCTCATGGGTGCCGCCTGCTGCCTCGTCGGGCATAGCGGCAAAGATTTCGTCAAGTGTTGCCATAAAATCCGCCCCTCCACTAGCGGCCGGTTTTCTGCTTAAATTCGCAGGTATTGGTTGGGATACGGGTGCCGTTTTTCTGGCCCACCACGCTCACCTGCACCACGGGGCCGGTCAGCGCGATATCTGGAATCATGCAGCAGTCGCCCACCAGGGCCACGGGCTCCTCGCCCGCAGCGCCGGTGAAAACGGCCGCTTTCTTGCAGCCTGCCCAGTCGGCAGAGAAACGAAAACGGGCCCGCAGGTAGCCCTTGCTGTTGGAAACGATGCCGCCGAAATCACAGGCGGGATCTGGCTTTAGCCGCTGGCCCTCCACGATAAAGGATAGCGTCCGCATGGTGCCCTCCTTTATGTGGTGACGGTCACCCACCACGCCGGGTATGCGCTGGGCGCGTATGGGTTATCGTCCTGGGTGGAGCTGTAGACGGTGCCGTTTTCGGTGCAGCACTCGCCAGCCATGTACAGGCCGCTGGTGCCGTAGGGAGCTACCCACGGTTTTGCCTTGGCCGGGTCGGTGGTGTGGGCCAGGCCCCACAGGGCCCGCAGGCTGGAGGGCCTGCCGGTATAGTGGGCAGCGTTATGGGGCTGTATCAGCGTCCACACCTGGCCCTCGTCGGTCACAGGGTAACCGGCAGCCCATGCGCTGTAATCCTTGGCAGCGTCCCAGGCGGGAATTTTGGTTTCCTCGTCAATGATCTGCGTGCCGGTCATTTCCGGGGCGCGGCTTTGCAGTTCCTTGGCAGCCATTCGGCCCCGGTCGCGTTCACGCTGCAAAACTCTTTCTTTACTGGTCATACGCTGTTAACTCCCTCCTGGTATGCTGTGTCCAGCTCGTCCCACACGGTTTCCTCGGTTTCGGGTTCCACGGGGTCAGGGCTCAGCGCCGCCTCCTGCTCTGCGATCTCCTCCGCCGTGCATTCCACGGGCACGCCGTCCACCAGTTTATAGCGGTATGCGCCGCCTGCGGTGGTGATGGATTCAGAGAAATAGTTGCCCTGTGCATGGTGGTATTTGTCACCATAGCCACGGTCGATCTCCACCCAGCCGGTGGGGTCGTTCAGAAACTCGGAGGAATTTACCGCAGTGATATAGCCGTTTTCGTCTGTCAGTACATAAACGATATAAGGATTTTCCATGTTCATTCCTCCTTAAAGATCTGCGTTCAAATACAAATTGGCACTAACTCTGGTGAAATAATTTGCATTTTGCGTTGTGTCGGACCAATTAGCCGCACTCCACTGAAGCAAAATATTTACACCACAAATGCTCACAGACGGAGCGGAAACGGAAAACCAACTTTTTTGTGAGCCATACATATCCCATGTGGCCTCGTTTAAAGACGGTGCTACACGCATTGGAACTGGCATCGATAACATTGCAAAGGTATAATTTGCTATGCGAGAAACCGCAATCCATCTGGAGGAGTTCCACAGGTAAGTGAAATATCTTGAACATTCCAACAGTTCAGCACCATATCCTTTGGGCCGATACTCCGGCAGTGTGTCAGCGGTGTATTCGCCCTCATAGAGCGCACACCATGCAATTTCCAGCACGCTGCCCGCTGCCTGGCTGGTGTCGCCCTCACCGATAAAGAAATTGAGGTAATCGCCAGCGTCCAGGGTTTCGGGCAGGGTCACGGAAGAAACGCACAGGCCGGTATTTGTAAAGGCTTTTTCTCCGTATGTGGTGCCAGCTGTTACATTGTTCTCTGCGTTGCACAGCATCATTTCGAACGCGCCGGGGTTTTTCAGTACATAGGCGGCCATGGTGACGGTTTTGCCCGCCAGCCGCTTAATGCCGTTTTCGATAGGCTGGAAAAGGCCGCCGAAAACGCCCACGCTGGTGATTTTAATACCCTCGTTTGGCACGATGGTCAGCACGCCGGTGTTTCGCTTTTTCCATCGGTCAATGGTATAAATACCGCCGTCGGAATAGCTTGTGCTGCCGCGCTGGTTGACCGGGTTTGTAAAGTCGCTGTTATCCAGGTAATTAAAGGGCGCAGCGTTGCGGACTGCCAGGCCTGTGGCCGCAGCGTCCGCCGCCTGGCCGGGCTGCGTCAGTGTACCGTCGGTTGTAACGCCGGGTTTCAGCTCGTAGCCGTCGCCGTTCTCGTTTACGGTCACCACATAACCCGCCTGCGTCAGAGCGGGAGCGGGCAGCACGTTATCCTGGGTAACGGAATTAAAAAAGGTTTCCCATGCCGCTTGCTGTGCCGCCAGATAATCCTGGGTTTTTGCGAATTCTTCTTCATAGGCAGTTTGCCACTGCACAAACAGGGTGGAAGTGTCCACCTGTTTAATAAGGCCGGTTACCCAGCCGCACACAGTCGTATCGGCGCGGGTGTCGGTAATGCTGGACTGCGTTATGGCCGTGGCCAGCTTGGTGACATACACCTTTGCCAGCATGTACTCCTTGCGCACGTCCGTGCGGGTCATTGCCGGGGCCACAGGAGCGGCCGCCGGGGTGCCCTCTTTGATGGTGATGCCACAGGCCCGCTCTGTCATATCCACGTACATGATAACGGCGTCGATACGGTCCTGGGTGCCGCCTGCGGTCAGTTTCAGCGTAATGGGTGCATCGTTATCCATGTAATGATGATCCAGCATTGCCCGGCCCGCCTGCACCTCCACCTCCATGCCGTCATTTGCCAGCACCTGGAGGCTGGTGGACACGTAGGGAAAAACGCCGCTGCTGACGATATACTGCAAATACTTGCCGATTTGCGCAGCGTTGTACAGGCGGTCCTTGTTTACGCTGTTAAAAAATCCCGATGTGATTGCCACAGGGTTTCCTCCTTTTTAGCCAAATGTAGGGGTGCATGTATAGCCGTCCTCGTCCCAAACTTCGACGACTTCCAGCACCTGAACGTCCACCGCTATGCCGTACTTATTTACGACGGTAACGGTGTCGCCCAGGAAATAATCCACTTTGTATGCGTACATTTGCATGGGTTCTATGGTGCCCTCCATGCTCTGCACTATAGGCTGCTCGCTGAGGTTGGTGGCCCCGCGCTCTGCCAGCTGCGCCTCGTAATCCGCGGCGGATATTTTCCCGTCGTTGGTGGACAGGTCGCGGGCGTCCACGTACAGCTCCCGGCGGTGCAGGCCCGCCGTGTCCTCTGTGTGCTCCACGGTCACCCGCTTGCGGGCGCTGCCCTCGCCCTCACCGGCCACCAGGGCCACGGTTTTGTAGTTGGTTTTGTTCAGGTGGTATGTGGTGGCCCGCAGGTTGTCGTTATCCTCTGAGAAAATAACGCGGGGGTTTTCGTGCTGGGTCATGGCCCGGTTGGTGCCTTTGTAGAAATCCAGCACCAGCTGCCCGTCGCCCATCGTGACAGAAAAACCGTAGTTTTTGGCCGCACAAAGATTTTCGACGACATCCAGCAGGTTGTCGCCGGTGTACTGGGCCGTGATGGTTTCGGCGTATCCATGGGCCTCTGCCAGCACCAGCTTGTCGTACTTCCTGGCCTCGATTGCCGGGGAAATAAAGGCATCCGTTACCAGTTTCCGCAGGCCGTTCTCTGCGGTGCCGCTAATGGTTGTCTGGTCCCAAACGATACGGCGGCCGACGATCTGCCGCAGGCAACGGCCGGTTACCTGCAAATAGTCGCCGTTTTCCTCGTCGGTGCCAATTTCCACGTGCTCGATGATGCCCACCATATCGTCGTCCGGGCGCACTACCCAGCGATCTTCTTGCAGCAGTTCCACCAGGTCGTCGGATATAGAAACATAAATTTCAAAATCGCCACACTGGCGGAAACGGTTGGCCCATATGAGGCTGTTATAGTTGTCCACGACGCCCAGGGCCTCGAAATCCTCGTTATATATCCAAAGGTCAATACCCTGCATGGCTTACACTCCCGTATACATATTCGTGTGATACACGCCCAGTTCGCACTCGCCCACGTCTACCGTATAGCTGTACTCGTTGGCACCTACCACCATTTTCAGCCAGGCGCTGCCCAGCATGAGCTTGTTTATGTAGTTGGTCCGCACGCCGTCCCGTATATGGGTTATGCGTTTGGAGCCGGTGCTGGTGCAAATCTCGATCTGGTCGCCGGGTTCCATCGTCGCATGAATGCCGATAAATTCGCCGGTACTCAGATTATGGATACGCGGGTTTGTGGTCGCTACGGTCGCGGTAATTACGAACGTAACGCCCGCCTCCACGGTGCCGTTGTTTTCGATTACCGTGCTGCTCGACAGGTCCATGGTGGACAGTTCTATGCCCGCCTCCTCGATTGCAAACGGAAATTCAAACAGTCGCGACACCTGGCTGGCGTCTGTGAACGTGCTACCCACGTCCTGCCAGAATGGCATAGGGCAGATGATAGACACCTGCATATATTGGTTTTGCTCCCACGGGTTTACCTCTGCCGTTTCCACGTATCCCTCGATATACACGTTCAGGCCGTTGGCCTGGTAGTATATTTTCACGTGGGATTTTGTGGCCACAAATCGGTAAAGGTTCAGCCGGGCGCGGGCAACATCTCGCACAATATGGATAGTCAGCAGCAGCTCCCGCTCGCCTACGCGGGCGCTATTGTACCGGGTGCCGTCTGCCACCGATACCGTGGCCCGGTTGATTGTAGCGGCAGGGGGGCCGGTGCCGGTCAGCATGGCCACATAGCGGGAGGTGGTGCTGAAATCCAGCACCTCGCCCCGGTCGTTTTCGATTTTGATAACGGGAATCACAGCGGCCCCTCCTTTATGCGTTACTGGTTGCGAATTTCAGTGCGTTTTTAGTCTGGCGGTAAATGTCCTTGCGGCTCAGAGCCTTGGGGCTGTTATTGTACTGGTTAAATACATAGGTCGCCCCGCCTCCGCGTCGGCCGCCGGTGCCGGGTGCGCCGGTGGTGTTGACGGTCGGGCCGCCGATGGTACTGCCAGACAGTTCAGCGTTTGCCGCTGCCACGATGCCCCTTGTGGATTTCACCATGGCGTTGGTGGCCGCTTTGGTGTTCTTTACGATACCCTCAGCAATGCCGGCGGGAATCATTTTACCGATAACGTCGCGGAAAACACGGCTAGGGCTGTTGATGTTAAGGGCCTCTTTCGCCCTTTCCACCAGACCGCTCAAGGCCGATTTTATCTTGTCGTACAGTGCGCCCACCATGGCCTCGATACCGTCAATAACGCCGTTAATGACATCCTTACCAATTTGCACCATTTTTTGGGGCAGCTCCCGAAAAGTGTTAAGCACGCTATCGAAAATAGCCTTTGCTTTGCTTTTCATGGTGGAAACGCCCGACTGGAATGCGTTGCCCAGGGACGTGATTGCATTTTTACCCAGGTTCAGCAGCTTGCTCGGCAGCGATTGCATTGCGTTAACTGCGCCGGTGAGGATAGAGGACGCCTTAGACTTGATGGTGGAAACGCCTACCTGGAATGCATTGCCCAGGGATGTTATCGCGTTTTTGCCCATACTCAGCAGCTTACTCGGCAGCGACTTAATGGCGTTGGTTATGCTGTTCAGGATGTTGGTGCCCGCCGTCTTGCAGGCTCCCACCATTTTGGTGATACCGTTTTTCAGGCCGGTAATGGCTTTCTGTCCCAGTTGGGTCCAGTTAAAAGCCTCCCACACGTCCACGATGGCCGTGATGATTTCGGGAATATTCGCTATCAGCGTAGGAATGGCCGAAATGATGCCTTTGACAATCTGGACAATGAGATCGAAACCGGCCTTTAGCAGTTTCGGTATATTGTCGTTTATGATATTTGCAAATTTGCTTATGATCTCCGGGGCCTTTTCCAGCAACGTGGGCAGGCTGTCCAGGAGGCCCTGCACCAGATTGGTAATAAATCCGATGCCTGCATCGATCAGCGCCGGGGCGTTGTCGTACAGGGTCGTTGCAAAATTCATAAGAATATCAAGGCCCTGAGAAATCAGGTCGGGCATGCTCGTCTGGATGCCCTCGCCCAGTTTGCCCAGCAGCTCGCCGCCCTTTTGGATGATAACGGGGAGCGCCTGCTGTAGGCCCTCGACGAATTTACCCACGGCACCCATTGCGCCCTGCAAAATGCCGGGCAGATTGGATATAATGCCGTCTATCAGGTTGTAAACCATTTCGCCGCCAGCAGCCAGGAGCTCCGGCAGATTTTGGGCGATTGCACCCACCAGAGCCTGCACCATGGCTGCGCCAGCCTGTAGCAGCTGCGGGGCCGCCTGGATGAAATACTGCACCAGTTGGGTCACTGCGTCGCCGATGGCGGGGGCAGCCTGCACCAGGCCCTGCACCAGATTGGTAATGATGGACGTGCCCATGGTGATGATGGAGGGCAATGCAGAAACGAATTTTTGCACCAGGGTCTGTATCATGCCGCCCACCGCGTTGCCCATGTCCTGGGCCGCCGTTTTGGAGCCGCTCAGGGCCTCCTTAAAGGACGTTCCGAACGTCTTAATGTTGGGCATAAGGTCCTGCAAAAGGGCCGCGCCCATGAGCTTTAGCGTGCTGGTGACAGGCAGCGCAGCCTCGCCCACGCCCGCCAGTTGTTCCTGGAGGGCTGCCGTTGCTTTGTTGTTCTCGATAACGGCGGCGTTTGCCTCCCGGTATGCGTCACCGGCACCGGCCAGGGCCTGCTCGGTAACTGCCAGCATATACGCCTGCTTTTCCTCGGTGGTTTTGCACTTCGCCAGGCCTTTGTTAAAGGTGTCCACGCTGAGGCCGCAGCCCTCCAGCATTTGGGTGTATGCGCCGGTGGCCTCGCCCAGCTTTATGGTTTCATTCCATTAGTACCCTCGGTTTCCCGATATTTCATAGGGTGTAGACTATACCACCACCCGCTTGGGGTGCCCGTTGGTAGTCGTTGGGGCCTTACCATTTCCGGTAGGTGCCGAAAATGGTCTGTGCCTGCGGATTGCCCATTGTTACATGCTCCACGCTGTTACGCTTTGGTGGTGGAGCCTTTAGGGGTTTCCCGCATATTCCGGGTTATTCAAAGCATGTTGCCATGCTAGGGGCCTATGTTGTTAAGCCGCTTCGAAAAACGTTTCGGGCTGCAATGCGTCGCCAAATTTACCGATAACGGCCGCGCCCTGCTCTGCCCACTTTGCTGCCTGCTCCTCGGAATCGGCCAGCAGCGCGATCTGCTGCGCAGCCTCCACAGCCTGGTCGGTTTCACCGATTACGCTGTACAATTCCTCGTAGGTCTTGGCCGCTGTCTTTGTGGAATGCCCGGCGGACTTGTATGCAGCGTCCAGCTTGGCCATTTCGGTGATATGCTCTTTCGATGCCTCACCGCTGGCCAGGAATGCCGTTACCAGAGCACCAGACGCTGCTGCAATACCCTTTATGCCGGTTACGATAGCCTTGCCGGTGATCTTGGCCAGGCCCTTGGCGAGGGTGCCCGCAGCCGTTGCGGCCTTGTCAAACGCGGCAGACATTTGCCCGGTTTCCCTGGTGGTGTCCTTTGTGTTGCTTTCCACGTCCTCCAGGGCGGCCTCGTATTTCTTGATTTCCGCCCCGGTCTTTCCTACGGCGGCCTCTGCTTTGTTGAGCTTAATGGCCATTTCCTGGGCAGCTTTGGAACTCTCGCCCTGCTCCTGGGCCACGCGGTCGTATTCCAGTCTCAGGGCGGCCACCTTGGCCTTTTGGGCCTCCTGGATGGTACCCAGTTGTTTCAGCTTGGCCCGCAGGCCGTCGGCACTGTCCGCAAAGCCCTCCACGCCAGCGCTGGCCTTGTCAAACTCACTATTGGCCATGCGGATATAGCGGTTCGCGTCGGTAAGGGCCTTTTTAAATTGGGTTATGTCTATGTTTAATTCGGTGGTTACTTCTTCTGTGGCCATGTTACCACCTCCTTACCACCAGTCGTCGTTGTCGGTTGCTTCTCTGTAAATTACCTGCTGCCCACTGCTGCGCGGGCGCGGGGCCGGTGCCGCCTGCTGGGTTGGGATATCCTGGGGCGGTATGCGCCGGTTACGGTCCAGGTGGTGCCGCATGAGGGCGAAAACGTCCGCCAGGGGATAATCCAGCATTTTTATGGGATCCAGGCCCGGATACGCTGCGCAGATTGCCAGCCGCAGGTCGTGCCAGTTTTGCGCCAGCGTCAGCGGGTCGCCGTCGCCAGCGTCTGGCCGTTTGGGTCAGATTCTCCGCCCAGGATTTCCATTTGTCTCATGACATACCGCACGATATCCTTGGCCAGGCCGTACATGTCCATGATATTGACGCGGGCCAGCTCGTCCTCAGTCAGGCCGAACGTAGCACGCACCACGGTGGTGATATGGTGCTTATTTTTCAGCACCAGATTGATAACCTTGTACTCGTTGACGTGCTCAAAATCCATTTCGGCCAGCATATCCAGCACAGCGTCAGCAGTGCGGTACGGGATTTTCAGGCCGTCCACCTTGCGGGTTTCCTGCACCTCGGTCAGGTATTCGTCCTTGTAAATTTTCAGCTCCAGCATGTTATTGCCTCCTATGAAAAGCACCGGCTAGGCCGCAGCCAGGCCGGTGCCCTTGGAATTAAACGGTTTTCTTTGCCTCGGTGTAGGTGTCGGGGGTCTGCACGGTTGCAAAGAACTTGGTTTCGTCGTACTTGGCAGCGCCCACGTTGACGGCCTTGGCCGTCTTGCCGGTCTTGGTAAACTTGTGGGTAGTTTCCACGCCGGTGTAGTTGATGGTCGTGCCGGTGGAATCGGTGCCGTCGTCCTCGGTGTTGTGCTCGCTTTCGGGATAGGCAAAAGAGCCTTTCAGCCGCCAGACATAGCGCTCGCTCAGGTCGGACTTTTTGACGATGTAGCCCAGGGCATAATACTGCTGTTCGGGGCTGCCCTCGATATAGATATCGTCGGCCTCGTCGTAGGTTTCGCCGGTCATCCATGCCTGGTTTCCCTCGGAAACGGCAGAGGCGTCAATGGCTACCTCGTCCGCGCCGCTGCCCTGGATGATAACGGCGGGGCTGTTGTCGTAAAACTTGGTTTCGCTGGAGGTTTCGGTGGTCTTGCTCAGGGTAGAAATACCAGCCAGGTCCCGCACCTCGTCGTACTCAATCGCCTCGGTGGTGTCGGTCAGCAGCTTGGCAGCTTTCAGGCCGCGCACACCGCGCCAGGTTACGATCTTCATAGCGTTTTCTCCTTTCAGGTTTCAAGATATACGGCCGTAAAGCCACGGCCGGTATGGGTTTTGTAGTCGCTGGCCACAGCGTGGCCTTTTCCGCTGATGATCCAGCCAGCAGAGCGCAGCGCGGCCCGCGCCGCGTCCAGCGTGCTGTAAACGTCCTGCACCTCGGTGCTGTAAAAATTCACATCCAGCACCCACACGCAGCCGCTGGGCTCATTGTCAAAATGCACCCGGTCGGACGTTTCCGGGTTCCAGAACGTGAAAAACCGTTTTTTGTACGGCTCGTTTTTCGCCAGGCTGCCCTGCTGGATAATGTCCGGGCAGATGGCTCGCAGCGTTTCAATTGCTTTTTCGATTGGCATACTATCCGCCCAGCCTTTCCAAAATTGTTTTGCACGCCTTGGCCATTTCCTTGCGGGAAATTTTCAGCGGCTCCTCGCGCAGGGCCTCCCGCAGACCGGCAGCCGGCGCATGGTGCGGGGTGCCGTACATGAGGAAAATGGACGCCAGGCCGTCGCCCTCCAGGTCAAAGCCCAGTTTCATGCGGGCCATGTTGCCCTCCCATTTCACTGCGAAATCCCTGTTTAGGTGTTCCATGGTGCCGCCGGTGGAATACTTACCACCGGCGGGCAGGTTGCCCGGTGCCATTGCAGCGGTAACGCGCTGGTTTACCTGCTGTTTTGTGGGTTTCATACCGCCCTCGACGGCCCTTTTCATGGCGGCGTTGCCGCCAGCTGCCTCCAGGGCCTCGCCGTACTTTTTGAGGGCTGTGGTATCAAAGCCATTTCTGCGCTTGGCCATATCATGCGCCACCCCGCACGGCGGTCAATTTCATTTTGGTGTACAGGTTCCGCTGCTCGATGTTTTCAGGCTCGCCCACGATCTCGTAGAGCTTGCCGGGCGCATTTGCCAGGGCCACCCTGGCATTTGCTGCAAACTCTGGTCTATACCAGGTTTCCACCGTTGCGGTATCCTCCACCACCATAACGTCGTTGACCGTCCGCTCGGTGCCGCCGTAGGTGGCAAAGCTGCCAAAAAACAGAATGCCGGTTTCCGCGTGTACGGGCACGCTCACGCCCATGCTTTCCGTGTAGTCGGTGACGACATACAGGTACATGGGGGTGTTGAACGTTTTGGCCGGTCTGTACTGTGCCATTAGCCGCTCGCCTCCTCTTTCACGGGGGTGTTTCTCAGTTGGATGGCCCGCTGCTTGAAATAATCAGACAGCGCGCCCTCCTCCATGAGATTGTCCACGCCTATGGCCACGATGCCCACCACCGCGTCCGTTTCCAGGACGGCGGCAGGCACGCCAGCGCCCAGCAGGTACTGCTTTACCTCGTCGATATAAACGGAAATCCTGCCGTCGTGAAAATCGCCGGTTTCATTACGGGCGGTTTTTACCCGCTCCAGCAGTGTGTCAGCTAAGATTTTCATACATGCCGCCGTCCTTTCTTACGGTTTAGGCCTTTTTGATAATCAGAACGCCGTAGGGATCGATCAGCTTGCCGTCTGCAATCAGGATGGCCTTGTTCTTGATTTCGTTGGTGTCGTGGTCGGTCCACTTGACTACGGTCATTTCCATATTGGAATTTACGCCGTAGTTGTTCAGATCCGCGAACACGGCCACAACGTCGCCACTGGCTGCGGTCTCGTAGTCGGCCACCACGTTGTCCTCCACGGTCATGACTTCCTTGCCGCTGAAGCGGTAGGTTTCGCCGCCGTCGGTGCCGTAATTGACGCGGCCCACGGGCTGGCCGTTCTTGTCCTCCATGCCGTCGATATAGCCGTCAAAGGTGCCCTGTGCCATGATGAAAACGCCCTTACGGTATGCCTTTTTCATCTTGGCAATAACTTTCTTCTTCCAGCCGCCCCAGGATGCAAAATCCTCTGCGGACATGGTGATGATGTTTGCAGCGGGCACGCGGGTGTCCTTGGTGATACCCAGGGGCTCACCCTCGCCAGAGCCGTTTACAATTGCCACGTCCATGGCCTCAGCGATTGCCTCAGCAGCCAGCTTGACAAATTCCTCCTGGAAAATATCCAGGGTTACAATGCTGGTCAGCAGGGTCTGGGACATCTTGCATTCCAGGCCGTAGTAGTTAAAGGAAATCTTGCTCTTGGCCTCTGCTTTCTGCTTGTCGCTCTCAGAGGTTGCGGTGTCGGCGGTAATCCAGACAGCTTTTGCTCGCAGGCTGGAGATGGGAATCTGCACGCCGCCCTGCACATTCAGACGGCGTACGCGGGCGTAAATTTCGCCGTAGCTTCTCAGCTCCCGGATGATCTCATGCAGGATAGTGGTGGGAATCACGGCACCAGCGTCGCCGGTGGTGGTAGTTGCATCTGCACGCAGCTCTGCGGGCATGGGAACGCCACGGCAAACGTAGTGCATAAATGCGGTGCGGTACTCCACAGTGTTGGTGCGGTCCTCGTCCTGGGCGGGCTGCTGCTGGTACTGGGCCACCTGGCGGAATTCGCGCAGAGCGTTGACGGGGTTTGCGCTGCGCTGCTGGCCGTCGCCGCCCTCAGCACCGGCACCCTGGCCGCCCTGGTCGTTGTTGTCGTCCTCGTCCAGGTTCTCCAGCTGGCGCTGGGCGTCGCCCAGTTCATCCAGCACGGCCTGGAGGGTATCACCCAGGGCACGGCACTCGTCGGCGGTGCTTGCCTCCTTAATCAGCTTGCGCAGTTCTGCGGCGCGTTTTTCCTTTGCTGCAATCAGTCTTTTCAGAAATTCTCTCATGGTGTTAGCTCCTTTCGGGTCTTAAATGTTGTAAAGATAATGAGCTTTGAGCTTTTCCAGTTCCAGCTCGTCGGTGTCCACCGCCGCACGCTGCTCTCGTGCAGTGTCCACTGCACGCCGGGCGCTGTCCAGCGCCTCCTTGCATCGTGTGCTGATTTCGGTTTGCTCATAGGCTGGGAACGTCACGGCAGAGACTTCCACCACCGTGCCGATTTTCCTAATATGGCGGGTGGGGTGGTCGCTTTGCAGGTCCTCCCACTCCTCGTCATCAATGCTAAACATGAACGACATGCCGCTGAGGTCGCCCCGGTCGATTGCGCTGCACAGGGCGCGGGCGTCGGCGTTGTTGGCCACGTCCACAGAGGCAGCCATATCCATGCCCTCTTTGATAACTTCCAGTTGCATGGTGCTGCTTTTGTTGTTTCTGCGGCTGCGGGCCATGGGGATTTTGCTGGTGTCATGGTTCAGCAGAAAACGCACGTCCCGCAGGTCGGCACCGTCCAGCGCGCCGGGCTCGATAATTTCGTCAAAATAGCCCAGGTTCGTGCGCAGGCCGAAAACGATGGGGCGGCCGGTGACGGTGCGCAGGCCGTTATCCTGGGGTTCGCTGGCCCTTACCTCGAAATTATAGGACCGGCGCTGTAAAGGGTTTTTATTCTTCATTTTCTGCACCTCCATCGTGCTGCTGGTTGTCTGCGGGCGGATCTTCGTTTTTCTTGCCTGCCTGGTATTCGGCGGCCATGTTGGCGTCTATCCAGTTGAGGCTCTGGTATCGCTTGCCCGCCAGTGCCTCCAGAGGATGCAGACCAAAGGCGGCGCGTTTTTCGTTTTCAAACATGGCACCCGTAGGAGCCAGCAGGTTAATCATGTTTATTTTCTGGTCAGTGCTCATGAAAATCAGCTCTTTGGCGAAAAACTGGATTTTGTGGCCCCAGCCGTCATTTTCCGGGCAAAGTACGCGGGTAAACTCCTGGGATAGCTGTATGATAATAGGCTCGATTGTTTTCTGATAAAACGCCTCATACTGCCCTTTCGTAAAGTCGCCTGTCAGGATAGGCAGCGGCACGCCGAAATTTCGCAGAATCTTCTCGTCGATAAATTTCAGGGTGGCAGCGTCCACCAGTTTCAGGTCGCGGGGTACGTGGGTATAGCTGGCCTGCATATCCATTACCAGAATGCCGCTCTGATTTTCTTGCAGCTTTTTCTCCCATTCCTTGGCCGCCTGCCTGGTGGCCTCCTCGCTGACAATTGAGCCGTATTTGACCACGCCATTAATTGCCTGGCTGCTTTTCATAGTTCTGCTGATACCTTGCAGCATTTGGTGGTTAATCTCCAGGGTGTCCCGCAGGCCCCGCTCGTCACCGATGCCACCAGGGCCGCCGCCCATGTATTCGTCTGCACCATAGTCCCGGCGCAGGTGGATAATGTCGGAATACGGCAGCAGCCACGGCTCTGGCTCAGTTGCAAAACGCAATTCTACAAAAAGCCGCCCGCTGGCGTCCTCTACAAAGGTCACGCTCTGAGGATCTACCGGGTACAGGCCGGTGGTTGTCCTGCGGCCTTTCTGGTCCGTGCGGTATGTATGCACCACCCAGGCGTTATATTTGGCATAGCGCTGGTACATGACGCGGGCCAAAAAGTCAGACGTAATCATGTAGTGGTTGGGATTGTTAAGCACCCGCTGCCGGTCGTCACCGGCTCCCACCGGGATGATATCCATTCCCCGCTCGATCACGTGGGCCGGGGCCAGCTTTCTGATTTCGTCAATCACGCAGCCCATGGCCTGGGTTACCACGTCGCTGGCATAGATATCCCGGCCAAAACTGGAATAGATAGGGGTGCGGCCGCTCATAACGTCCGCATATGCCAGGCCGGTGCGCTTGCCCGCAAAGTGGCCCTTTAAATTCGTAAACCAGCCCATAGGGTTAGCTCCTTTCACGCGCATTTATTTGCGCAAATTCTGTGCGGTTTCGGCGGTACATTTCGTTTAGGATGATGGTACACACCGCGCCGTCTATCTTGGCCTTTGCCTGTTGCTTTACGCACAGGGCCCGGCCGTAGGTGTCTATTTTCAGGGCCGCATTTCCCCAGCACCACACGTCAACAGGATTCTCGTTGTAGTTGAGGAGCTGCCGCCGCAGGTCGTTCTCGGTCAGCCGCAGCGCATTGTTGAGGCTTTCCGCGCTCTGGATGATCATAACCACAGGCCGGTCCTGCTCGTCGCCCTCGGTGTGCCATCCGTATTCTTTCATGCGGCGCAGCCAATCCTTTGAAAAGCGGTTATCATAGCCGCATTTCCACAGTTTTATGCCGTGGTCTGTGTACAGGCTCCGAAACCAGTCTGCCACCGCCGCCAGGTCGTTGTCGCTGCCGGGCGTGACGGTGATATATCCCTGCTGCACCCATTCCCGATACCGGGCACCGGCCTCGTGATCGTCATAATCGGCCAGCAACTTGGTTTCGGGGATAAAATACCGGGTGTATATGTATTTCGCCGGGTCGTCCTTGCGCATTAGCATGATTTTTGCCACACACAGGTCGGTTGTTTCGGCCAGGTCCACAGCGCCCAGGCAGAAACTGCCCCGGAATTGCTCCAGGTCATAGGTGGCGCTGTATACGTACATGTCACGGTCAAGCCAGGGAGCTGCACCCGCCTGCTTGATGTTGAAATCCTTAGGCAATACGAAACGCTTATCGGCCACACTGCTGCGGGCCTCGTCCACTTTGCGCTCCAGGTAGCTGTATTTTTTGATTCCATAGGGCAGTGTCGGGTTGGCTTTCTCCCACAGCCGGTTGTCCCGGTTGCCCAGCCACACCTCTTGTTCACTGTCCATGGTGTAAAGCCAGGGCAGCATGCGCTCAGCTGCGGGGCCGGTATCCTCGCCATTCAGTACGGCCCGGAATTTGGCCAGTTCGTCGTCCAGGTAACCATTTTCCACATGGCCCTCGGTGGTGATCTCGAATAGCTTGGGGTTGTCCTTTGTAGACTGGGATTGTTCCACAGCCTTGGCCAGGTCGTTGGTTTTCATTTCGTGCACTTCGTCCAGAATGGCCCAGTCAATATTGAATCCCTCTCGGTTTCGGGAGGTCATGGACAGCTTAAAAATTTTGGTGTTGCTCTGCTTGTTTAGCAGGTGGGTCTGTGTGCGCCGGGTGTCCAGGTCGCGCGGGTCTATCAGGCTGCGCATGGTGTTGATAGCCTCATAGGACAGGGCGCTCTGCCGGTCGTCGTTGGATGCACAAACCAGGTCGGCACCGTCCGGGCCCGTGACAAACTCAGACAGCGCCAGGCCGCTGCACGTTTCCGTTTTGGTGTTCTTTCGGGCGATCAGCAGCAGGATTTTCTGAAATCGGTCTATCCAGTACCCAGCGTCCACGCTTTCCTGGGCCATTTTGAACGAATACGACGCCTCTATGAATGCTTTTTGCCACAGCATGAGTACCATGGGCTGGTTGTAGTACGGCGATTTTGTCAGCCGCACACAGTTGGCCATGAAATCCAGCCGCAGCAGGGCCGTTTCCCGGTCGTATATGTATCTGTCGTTTTGCAGGTCGTCGGCCAGGTTGCTCAGCTCCAGCCATAGCTCTTGGCCTATGATAAACTCGCCAGCCTCACAGCGTTCTTTGTACTCCAGCAGATAGCAATTATCAGGGGTCCATATGGTCCGCTCACATATCAGCATTGCCCACGGCCCTCGCTTTCGCCCAGGTTCGCAGCGGGCTCTCTGCGGTGTTGTCGTCCTCGACGGTCACGCGGCCCAGGATGCGGATAATATTGCCGTACTGCTGTAATAGCTCTTTGTATTGCTTATGCGCCGGTGTGGTTTTCTGCTTGGCAGGGTCCTTTGGATGCACCACAATGTGCGGCAGCTTCTCCAGCTCCTCCAGTTTCTCCTCCAGCAGCACCGCCTTGGCCACCAGCGGGCCGTATGTCACCCGGTCGGCGTCGTCCTGGCACACGGCCGCCATAAGGTCGTCATATCTTGCCATTTTTCGCCGCCTTTCCTGGTTTTTCTGGCCCCTGGCCGATTTTTGAAAATTTCATTTTTCGATTTTCGCGCGAAAAGCTG